CAGTGGCGTGTAGCATTTAATGCAGCGATTTTCATTGAGCTTTTTTTGAAACTCACCTTCTTCTTGAAGTTCAATCATTTTCATCGCGGGGCAACTTGTATCTGGATTTGATTTGGCTCACTGAGTTAATTGATAGTCCTATGATGTCACCAGCATCTTTTAGTGACAATCCTTTTTTTAACAATCTATTTAATATCTGTGCTTGTTTGGTCATTTTAATTGGACCTTCGCCTTTGTTACTGGAAGGTTTTTCTTTTTTTACAATAGCCCCAGTAAATCTTGGATTTTTTTTATCTTCTTCTATTTGAGCAAGCCAAGCGCGTTTGTATAAATCTTCATATTTCTGCATTTTAGTCAGCAATTTTTCTCTCCAACATTTCAAACAAAGCCTGTAATTCCTCTACATTTTGCTTTGTGGTATAATCAGAACGCGCCGTAGCATCGTGTTTCATCCAATGCATACGGCGCTTGATTCTTTCAATTATTTTAACGGTTTCTATGTCCACCGAGCAGTTCCCTTTAAAACAATTGCAGGACCGACAATACCTGTGCCACATAGCTTTGTGGCTTCTTCGTTGAATGGCAGGCCATGAAGTAAGCCCTCTTCATTTACGAGGATTTGCCAGTCTCTGTGTTCGGGTGAATGGACAAGTTCAACAAGCCCACCTACCAGTTCTTGCGCTTCCGTTAGTGTAGGAGCGCGGTCTTCAAAAACATGAATCATATGGATCTCCTTTTTCCTAGATTGGGATTTATACCAAGTATTCCCATACATTGCAAGTAAAAAGTTAACCGGGAATGCCCGGCAGTTAACCTTTTAACCCGAACATTTTATCGGGTTATACATTATCGCGCCCGGTAACGGGTTCGTATGTTCCGTTAGATAGTGGTCCGTTTGGAACGCCGAGATACTTTAATGGTCCGCTTGGTGTTAATCTGTATTTCTCAACAAGCCCCTGCTGCATAGCTGTTGTGATTGTGTTTTTGATTGTTGTTGGCTTTACGGATTGAATAGCTATGATACATGGTTCATTTGGTTCCAACCCATTTGCGGTATTCCAAACGCCGTCATGCGTTCCTTCAATTGTTACTGCCAAGCCCTGTTCTTCACGCATGCGGATATATCGCACAACGTGATCCAAGCGTTCTCTGACGGCTTCGGACATTGCGAGTGATTGAATGTCCACACTGCGATCTTCAAGTAAACCTGTATCTTGGTTGCGAATAAAGTGCCTGATTTCACGATTGGCTGGGCCGTTGGATTTAACGACTGCGCCATCAAAGACTGCGTTTCTTGTGTATGGTACGTTTAAATCCCTGCACCTTTGCTTTCCTGTGCCTTCGTCCACTTGCCACACGGCGAATGCAGAGCGCACACCATCAACGATAGCGGATGTGCCTCTGATTTTATTACGCGCTTCCTCTGGCGTTGAGATTGGTTCTTTGGAGTCAACCTTTGCCATGTGGTGGTTGACCATTACAGTTGCACCTGTCTCTGTAGCCATCTGCGCCAGAAGTCCCATAAATGCTGCTCCTGCTGCGGGATCAGCATTGACATCCGCGTGAACGAAAGATGCGAGAGGGTCAATGACAATGAGCTTGAGGTTTTCCATCTCCAGCATTTGATCATAAATGCGAGAGAACTCTTCGCCCATGAGGTAGGTATTATCGAACTTCTGCATGATTGGAAACACGCCACCGAGGTTTGGCAACGGCAAGACACGTAGCTTGTGATCATAGGTTTCACGATAGCGCATGGGATCTAGCCGAGAGATGCGGCGATGCATTTCGTCTTTGTCATCCTCTGCCGTGATAATGATTGCGTCTCCATGCTCTGCGACCAGACCACCGAATGCGTTTTGCATAGATGCGCCAGAGGCAACCTTCATTGCCAAGTCGAGCGTCATCATGCCTTTACCACTGTCACCTGCTGCGGCGAACACCACTGGCACACCGAGAGGTATTGTGTTTCCGATAAGAAACTTTTGTTCGGGTGCTGCACCGATGAAATACTTATCTACAATCAGACTATCGTCCAAGAGAGATATTGGTTTTTTTACTTTACTTTCATGGTCTTTTAGAAACTTCTTAATGTTGAAGTCTTCTTCGATAGCATCCGCAGCGTCCCACTTTTCTGGCTTTGTGGATGGGATTTGCAACATCACTGTGGACTTTGCACCTGCGTTTTTTGCTTGTGCTTCTACGATCTTTGCGAGCTTTTTTCCCGCTTCATCGTTGTCAGGCCACAGGATTAAATCTTTATTTCGCAATGGCGTGAAGTCGAACTTGCTTGCTGTATTTTCAGAAAGCATGCCTGCACCACCAATGGTGCATGTCGCTGTGTAGCCTAGCTCATTGAGGGCGTCCGCGCATTTTTCTCCTTCAACCCAAATTACCTTGTCGGCACTTACAATGTCGGGTATGTTATATAAGGGTCTAGGATCGGGTATGCCTTGGCCTCCGCTCATGAACTGGCGAAATTGTTTTTTTGGCTTCCCTTTCCCATCTCGAACAATTTCGCCAGTTTCATCCCTTTCAAAGTATTTCCGAACTGTGACAAGCACCTGCCCATTCTCGTCAGTGTAGTCGTACTCTTCTTCGAAAGGTGTGTTGGGTCCAATCTGAGCTTTTACAATCTTTTGTTCGGGTTTTTGAAAACCATTTGTTGCTGTGGTGTTTGTTACCTGAAAATTTTCAGGCTTGTTTAGCTTCACAACATTCTCTGGTGGGAGTGTGATGTTTTTCGAGAGGTGGTGCGAAAAGTATTCCGCAACCTCTTGGATGGACCAACCGCGTCCTTCTTTTAGGATTTTGGTAATGCCGCCCACACCATCACCTGACTCAAAATCTTTGCCTTTTAGAAACCAAGGACTTTTTGTGTCGATGTTAATTCTAAGCGACTGACCTTTCTCTCCGCTCAGTGAACCAAGCAGAAAATCATTGCCGCGCCTGATGCCGTTTGGGAAGGTTTCAATTAAAGCGCGAAGCTGAACATCTCTTGGAACTTCTTCTGAAATTCTTTGTGCTACTTCCCTTGCATTCTTGCCAAACTGTAAAATATTCATTATCTTGTTCCTACCTGAACCCTTTATACTAAATGTGGGGTGCGCTTTTGATCGGGTTGCACCTCACATTTATTCCTCCCAACAAGTTTCCCGATACTCGCAAAACTTACAGAGGAAAAAATCTTTCGTCTGAGCGATGCGAGGTAGAATGTCACCTGCTTTTGCAGCGGTCAAGATATTTACTGCCCTATCACTAGCCTCCTGCGCAAGTGGTGCATTGTAGGGCACTAGCTCATAATAGATTTCAGACGTGTTTTTATTGACCACTGTGAAGAGCGCAGGGTTCTCCGTTAGGTCCATATACGTCTGGTATAGTGCGATTTGCGTTGCGTAAGTTGGATTTGCTTTAGCTACGCCCATGCGAACAAATGCTTGAAACTTTTTATCGTTAGCGGATTTGTTTTCCCAGAGCGCGGGATAGCCCATAGCCACGGGTCCATCACAAACAACGCCGTCTATGTGTCCACGTATTTCACCATCAGCTATTGCAAAGCCAAATTGTTCGCCTTGTTTATCTTCTGTGCGGAGATCAAACCCTGCGTCCTTAATCCACTTGGCAGCATAATCTTCAATGCTATGACCGAACTGAAAAATGCGCAGCGTTCTTGCGCTGAACTCTTTGTCAGGATCTATCGGGTAGTTAAGGTAGCGATACTGTATTTTGCGCTGACACTCATCACCGATACTTGATGCGCCAATATATTTACGGCGTTCACGTTTCTGCTCGCCTGTGACAATTGCATTATCAACGGCTGCTTTGATGTGATCTACGATTGGATCCGCATTAGAAGGGGATTGAAGTAGGGGGCCAAGTGCCTGTTGACTTAAAGTAGGTTTCTTCGAGTTTTCCAATTTCAATCTCCGCTGCTAGATTTTGTGCTTCTTGAATGCCAAATATTAAGGTGTGAACTTGATCTTCTGTTAGGTCAGAAAAGCGGGTGTCCCACCCAAACTTGCCAAGTATGTGCGCCAATTCTTCGATTGGCTTTGGTGCTGATGGTACTGTCAATGCGCCGTCTCCTCCTGTAATCCGAACAATTCTATGACTTCATCTACTTCGTCCGGGTCCGCATCTTTGTTTCTAAATCCAATGTTTAGAACCTCATGCCCTCTTACCATGACAGAGGCTGCCCCAAATATTACTTCCTTGTCGGCTTCTTCCAGATGGTCTTGAATAACTTCATTTGCTCTGTCTTGTATTTGGGAAAAATCATTTGAATCGTTAACCCAACAAATCATCTTGATTTCAGACGTTTCGACAGAACCATTATTCTTCTCTGCAAGCATGAGATACATTTCAAATCTTGGCATCAGGTTTCTCCACAATGCATTTGGCTAAGTCACTAATAAGATTAGTTGCTGCCCTTGTGCTTAACTCTACATGACCGACCTCTTCTCCGTCTACCCACATGTAAACTACTGGACCAGTCTTGCCCTCTCGCACTGTGATTAATTTAATGTGCAAAGATTTTATCCTCTGCTGCATAGAAAGCTCTTTCCAAAGCGTCCTTGTTCCAAAAGAAATTCAAAGCGCATCCTGCTTTGTATTTCGTCCATGAGAAGTCCATTGGACTGATTTGGACACCTTGGTCCAACAGAAGGCTTCTTTGCTTATCAGTGGCTCTGTTATTGAGCCAACGCTTGCTTTTGTTGGCTGCATCACTGTCCTCAATTTCGCGCAAGAAATCGTCCGCTGCTGACATGGCGTGAACTTTCTCACCAATCGCTACTGTGCGAACGCGACCCTTGTTTTGCTTTACCATTGCAATCCACATGTTTTCTTGAAGGTGGCCTACAAATGCAAATCCTTGGAAGCCCATAGCCATCAATGCGTTGCCTTCTTGGAATGGGCTGATCCACATGAATGGAGATAGCTGCATTAAATCGTATTCGGTCATAACGAATTTTTCGAGTGCGGCTTTTTCTTCTGATACAAACTCATGACCGCAGATAGGGCATTCTGATACTCGCGCATGAACTTCAGCCTCACACTCTGGGCAGATTTTTGTTGGCGCTTCGCCCTCTTCTGTTTTTTCCCTGCCATCCAAGTTGGCGACATCATCAATGCTGCCATGCGTAATTACAGACGTTCCAAAGTCCATGACGATGCAATCAGTCTTGATTGTGTTTGGATATAACTCTGGATCAACGATGCGCAGCCCACGACCAATCATCTGGACCATAGTGCCTTTCTGAGAGCAGGGACGAGTCAGGACGACACATGACACGGGTGGAGCGTCAAACCCCTCTGTAAGCACCGCTACGTTGACCACAACCTGCAAATCACCATGCTCAAGGTCATGGAGCATTTGCGATCTTTCTTCTTTTGGCGTTTCGCCTGTGACGTAATCTGCCTTAATGTCTGCAAGCAGAAACGCCAAGCAAAGATTTTCGGCATGCTTGACTGTGGAGCAAAACACAACAGTCTTGCGATCACCTGCTTTTTCTTTCCATTCCCGAACAATTCTATCGTTAATGACTTGGCGGTCCATGATAGCGGCGACCTCTTCCATGTCATATTCTTTTCCGCGCTTTGTGACTTTATTCAGTTGATCATTTACGCCTAGATCAACGACAAATGTTTTGGGGCGCACCAGAAAGCCTTCTTGAATCAGAGAACCGATTTCAATCTGATGTGCGCAGTTGTTGAACACATCGCGCAATCCTTTGCCATCACCACGGTTGGGCGTAGCAGTGAATCCCACGATTTCTGCTTTGTCATTGTCTTCAAGCACGGCATCAACCACACGGCGATATGTGGGAGCCGCAGCATGGTGGCCTTCATCAATGACCACCATGTCGAACTTGGGGCGGTTTCTAAGGTTACTCTCGCGTGAAATGGTCTGAACCATTGAGAACACTGCATCCCCGTCCCAATGCTTGACCGTTCCATTGACGATGCTTGTGGTAATATAGGGGTTCACCTTTTTGAACTTGGATTGGTTTTGCTCAACAAGTTCGTCGCGGTGTTGGACGATAAGAATCTTTTTGCCTTCTTTGTGGCGCTTGCCTACGAGCGCGGAAAGCATGATGGTTTTGCCTGCACCTGTGGGCGCAACGACGAGAGTGTTACCGTGTTTGTCGAGTGCCTTGATAGCATCGTTCACGGCTACCTCTTGGTAGGGTCGTAGTAACATAAAACACCTGTTCGCTAGAATTGGTGGGGGGTATGCGGCCCTCTGCCCCCCGGTCAGAGGTCTAGCAGGCGCGGAATGGCCTTGCCGCTAGATTATCTGTTAGCCCAAGATGGGATTGCTCCTGACGCTTGTGGTGGCGCTGTGGGTGCCACTTGTTGCATCGACTGTGCAGCCGCTGGGGTCTGCATTACTGGAGCCTGACCACTTGGGATAAATTCCCGCGAATTAGGTGTCAAGGCGGCAAGCAAGCGATTGCTATCGCTGTAGCCGTTTGTTCCTTTCTTAATACCAATCTTAGCACAGATTTCCATAGCATTTAAGTCAAAAACACCAGAAATATTTCTGTTTTGCTGTGCCTGTGGCGACATGTCCGCAGGATCAATGTTACGCGCACTTTCGACAATTGATTTCAATGTGCGCAAACCAATCTCTTTGGCCTGTGGGATGCCGCTCTGACCCCTCTTATCACCATCGACAAAGATGCGATCCCAGAACTTACGGCGATCATATTCACCACCAATGATAGTGAACTCAAGCTCCATCCATTTTGCCGCAGATGACATGGACTTCTTGAACCACGGACCAGAGCCAAACTCTGGAACTTCTGTGTCGCCTTGCTTTACAACAATCACGGCGCGGCACACTGTGCCGTTCGGGATTAACGTAAACTCACGGTTTTGTGAATTATCGTCGGCGGGTACATTATTTAAATTTAGCATTATGCTACCTCTTCGCTAGAGTTTTGAGTTGCAGGATCAACGAACGTCAGATCCTTTGGGTCTTCTGGAGAACCACTAGACATCTTTTCCATGAGTTTGCCAAGATGCGGTTCTTCCAAAGTTTCGAGGCGACCACTGCGATCTTTTGCAGGGTATCCCCATTCATTCAATGGCTGACAGACGAACGCACGATACTGACCGTGATCCCCTGACAGGATTGCCATTGTAATTACTTCGTCAACAATCCCGGGCAATTCACGACCAGTTTTGCTGCCTTCGATTTGCAGCGCATATTGCTTGCGCCCATAATCATCTGTGATTTCGTCAAGAATGCCAACAAAAATCACATTCTTTTCGCGGATGTGCTGCAAGTGTGTGAGCCATGACATCATCTCACGTCCATGCATTCCGTAAGCTGCGCGTGTGTCCAGCTTCCCTGACCGTTCGGAGCGCGACTCAGGCTGCTGTAAGCACCACTGAAAGCACAAACGCCCTGCGACAGTAATAGAGTCCACGAAAAGAGTATCGTACCTCTGCCAGATTTCTGCACTATCTCCAAACATTGAGGCAACATAATCGTAATGCGCCTGAGAGTAGGGCTGATCCTCACTGAGCGCGGGATTAGGCCCACCCAAGAAACAAGCAAGGTCACGACATTCTGTCCATGTGCGAGGGCGAATAACGTCAATCGGATGCCCTTCGATTGCAGCATCACCTGCTTCAAGGTCCAAGAACAACGTGCTTGCGCTGTTTAATGTTCGGGCGAGTGTGGTTTTACCCACACCACTTTGCCCACACACCACGATCTTGTGGCCTTTCTTTTCAGCGAGACGCTGATCGGCTGTGATAATTTGCAAAGCCATTATGACACCATCCTTTCTTCTTCTAACGTGTATTTTTTCATATAATTTGGAACCATTTCTTTTAGTTTTTTCCTAAAAGATTGATGCACAGACATATGATCACCTTCCCAATCAGAATTTGCAAAGGCATACATCCCTCTCATAAAATTTGTGTTATCAAGGGTCCTGCCACCTGTTTCGATCCCAATGGTTTTTTCCATGATTTGTTTATGCATGGAAACAAATACATCAGGCCATTTTTTAATGTTTGAATGGCAGATTACATTGTACAATTCACGAGCCTTTTCATGTTCAATTAAACCCAACTCAATCGCCATAACATATGCCGCTCTAAAGGAAGGTGATTTCCAAGGACTTCTTGCACTTTTAGGTGGCTTAATCTCTTGTTCAATTTCAATTAAGAGACTTCCAACTTTAGTATTAATGACCTTATGAACATCTTCATGCGAAGGATCTCTTACAAAAGTTGCAGACCTAAAAAGATAAGCGATTGGGCCGCTTACTTGTTTTTCAATGTTAAGGATTTCATGGATAGAACGTGCCTTTCCTTGATCAAGAATTTTAAAAATTTCAAGCTCTCTGACAATTGACACCGCATAAGCAATTTGTTTTCCGGTTTCAATTTGTGCATTTAAACGGTGGTTTCCGTTGATAAGAACCCAAGAGCCATCATATTTAGTAAACACTAACGGCTCTGGGGTTAAGTCCCACCTGCTTAAATTCATCGACCTAACAAATCGCCTATAGTTTTGATTGTTTAAGTCTCTGTTGCCACTGTAATTAAACTCACACAGTTTTTTTGCGTCTTCTGAAGAAAGAAGAGCATTAAAGGTCAACTGTTTACTGTCCAAAGGGCAATCGGTGTTGTGCATTTCTTGCCATTTAAGATCAAGTTTTTCGAAAATATTCATCACTTTGCCTCCTCATATGCTGCCGCCTTTTCTTCGACTGGCGTAAACTGCTTCATGACTTCAAACACGTCTTCTTTGACAGAGTTTCTAAAGTTGTTATGAATCGCCAAGGTTTTCCCTTCGTTGTTATGATGTTCAAACGCAAACATTCCGCGCATGAAATAATCATTGTCCAAAGATTGACCTGTTCTATTGACAGAAATAGAACTTTCCATGACCTGCCGATAAAGCTGCACGAAAACATCGGGCCATTCTTTTAGATCACCATGAGAAAGTGAATCATAAACATCGTAAGCATTTTCATAGCTAATGCGATCTGTCATGATTGCCATTGCAAACGCAGCTTTGAATGCTGTTTGTTTCCAAATGCTTCCGCTTTTGCGCGGTGGCTTGATTTCATATTCAACTTCAGAAAGCAATTCACCAATTCGACTTCTCAGGACGTTTTCCACATCTTCTGGCATTGGATGTGAAACGAAAGAAGAAGCACGAAGAAGATATTGAATTGGCTGAACAATATTGATGTGCGCCCCAATAATATCTGCGTTGGTTCTTACCTTTCCTTGATCCAAGTATTTATACCTGTCGATGGAATCAACAATTGCAATGGAATAACAATTTGTTGTTCCCGTTTCAATTTGAGCATTTGATCTATGATTGCCATTAATCATAACCCATTCTGTTCCTTGTTTGACAAAGACCAAAGGTTCGGGAGTTAAAACCCAACGATTAAGATTCATTGCCCTGACATATTTGCGAAATGTGGGGCGATGCAAATCACGATTGCCTTTGTAGTTCATTTCGCTGATTTTCTTCATTTCTTCAGCGGTGATTTCTGCACTAAATAGAATTTGCTTTCGATCAATTGGATCAGAAGCATTCATCATTTCTTGCAGCTTGACGTCTAACTTGCTAGTAAAGTCCATTAGTCTGATTCCTCAATTGTAAAGCCACCGACTTCAACTGTCCGACATGGCTCAAGAAGGTTGCGAATAGCGGGTGGTGCCGCTGTGTATTTACGCTCGTCAACAGCAAGTGTCAGCTTACCGTAATGACGTGCGTCTTCCTCTGGCATTGCCTCTAAGACGCAGCCAAGTTCGTCTTGGTCCCACACGACTTTCTTGCGCACCGTAGCCTTCAGCTTACGATTGCCTGCAACAATATATGTGGTGCCAAAGTCCTTACCGTCTGCGCGTAAAGCATCACGCGCTTGGGCAAAAAATGTATCATGGAGTTGTTGTTCAACGTCTTTCAACTCATCACGCAATTCACTGATAACGTGCTTGAGTTCCTCTCGACGCTCGAACAGTTCACGACTATTCATGTCGATTCCTTCCGCTTTAAATTACTAGAGCCTTACCTATCCCATATAGATTGGGACATGTCAACGACTTTTTTTAGATAAAAATATTTCTATGCCGTGAACGGCCTTCATTAATTTCTTTTTCAGTTTAAATTCAGGGGTTTCGACGCCCTTGGCATCTTCGACAACTTCGTACCAGTCGCCGTTCTTGTCCTGCTTTTGATAGCGGAAGTCTGCAATGTAGGCGCAAATCTTTTCACCGTTGACCGCTATGTTATAGCGCACTTGTAGCTCAAGATCCTTAACCTGATCTGCGCGTTCGAGCGACTTGAGGTACATGTAACGCTGTGACTCCCACTTGGAATCAAACTTGATACCATCAACAGTTACTTTCTTATTACCATACTTGGGTCTTGACCCACGCCGCTTGGGATTATATACAGTAGGAAACGTCATTTATGGGAAAGTCCTCCATGCCGAATCCAGTAAAATACAAATCTGTAGGTGTTTCAATAGATGCTTACGACAAATTAGTAAAAATAGCGGATCATGAAGATCGTGCTATTGGACGCCAGTTGTCGCGCATGATTGATGATGCTTATGACGATATTCAAGCAAAGGTGGCATCTCGTTATGATAGACGTCACAATTTAAGTGGCATTGCTTCTGTATTAGAAGATTAAAGCAACCCCGCGCTTCCAAGACCGCCCAGTAGTGTTGCAGCCACTGCTGGGTTTTCTCTTGCGCGTTGACGAATATTAGAAACATCAGGAACAGCAGGTGCTTGCACCGGAGGTATTTCAGGGACCGGAATATTTGTTCGGGTTATAGTTTGAGATGCCGGGCGCTGCTGTCGTGCTGCCATTGAATCGAGGTAAGCTCTGCCTTGTTTTGTCGTCTCCGACACGCCCTCTTCGATAGACTGCGCACTTGTTTGAGCAACAGCAGAGGACAATGCCTGCGATATAATTCTACCTACAGCTTCTGGCCTAGATACACCTTCACCTGTCATTGCATTTACACGTTTTGATAAGTTTTTGTAAAACAATGGACTAGAAAAGACGCGACCAATTATGCTGTAGCGCAACAACTTGCCGAGGTTTTGAACTGGACTTGCCGCAATGTTAGCAGCAACAAGACCACCGCCCTCGACAGTACGGGCATTAAAGTTAAGAACACGACCAAACTTAGCCATTTCGTCTGCCATCTCTTCGCCAAAAACTGCGCCAAGTTTGCCAGAGTCATATTCTTTTATAAGCCTTGTTCCAAAAGCCTTTAGCTGTTTTGGCTCAACTAAGAAGCTCTCACCAAAGTCACCAATGATATGCTCCATATATGTGCCACGCAATTGCTGCATAGCTTCAGGAGAGTTATCATAATACTTCATGATCTTGGTTATTGTGGTTGGCTTTGTTGAGCCATTGACAATCAGATCAGCCGCTTCTTGTGGGCTAAGACCCTCACGACGAAATGCGTTGATTGCTCTGTCACGCGCAAATTCTGACGCTTCTTTTTGGGCTTCTTTAAGATTACGCAACAAACCAACTGCATTTTCATCTGCGCCAGATGCAATTACACGATCAATCACACTTTGATCAACATTACGAAGACTTACAGAATCAATCTCATTGGCGAGCTTTCGAACTGCATTTGCTTGTTGCCCGAACAATTGATCTAATGTTGTACCTAATGCTTTAACATCTTTGTTAAATGCAGACGCGCTAAACTTATCAGGACGCGCTGAGTTTACAGACTTCTCCAATGAATTTCGCAGCCATTGTGATGCCATGCGTTGACGGAAAGTTTCAAAAGAACCCCTTCCTCCAAACTCATCAAACAAAGTTCGAGCAGCAATTAGATACCTTGGTTTGTTTGGCTTTACGAGTTTGAAGACAGTTTCTTCAACGTTAGGAACCACACCATTTTTAAGCTCTTCCCGAATGGCACGAATAGATGCAGCAGATCCTACTTCATCAAAGTATCTCATGCCTTTTTCGTAAAACTCACGCGCACCGCGCAAATCAGATGCAGCATCAGAAATTTGCCTTAATGCTGCACCATCAATGTTTCTACCCGAATTAGCAGCAAATGATGCAATAGCTTTTGGATCTGTCAGAAGTTCTAATCTGCGGTCCAAAGCATCAAGAAAAACACGGCCTTCACGTTGAATTGTTTGAGAACGAGCATTGTTGCGGAGCAAATCGTTTAAACTCTTACGGGCATTGTAAAGTTCAGAAAAAGAAGATTTTTTGCCTAACAAGCCTATACGCTCAAGCATTGTCTCCACAGCCCCGCCAGTTGTCCCTGTTTGAGTGGGTCTATAGTTCTTTCTCATATCTTTTGCTTTTTTTGCAATGTCTGCTGTTGGGATGAACCTAGAGTCTCCAATTGGTGATTCCATTGCACGATTGATGCGAGTCCATTTTGCCTGCGCTATGTTGTCAAAGTTTTCATAGGCGGCACGAAATGCACCATACAAATCTTCATCAAGTCGCAAGTCTTTGGTTGCGGCACGACCTAAGTCATCAGCAGTGCTCTCCATTCCGCGAAGTATGGCAACACCTGCATTATCAACGGCGCGACCCAAAGTTTCATCGCCTTGTTGCACAGCCGCTATAATTGTTCGGCCCAGAGCATCTGGATCACTGGTTCCCGCTCTTGCACGAAGATTATCTAACGCGGTTTGAATAGCCTCATTGTTTGCACGAGTTCGTGCAGAGCCTTTAAAAATTTGTTCTTCTGTAGCAACAGCCCGAGCAATAAGAGCAGGAGCGCCAACAAGACCCGGCGCTGGAGCAACGCCCATTTCTAAGCTCTCTTTAATTGTTTTTGCTTGATCTTGCGTTAGTCTCTGTGGTCCTAAACCGCGCCCTACAACTCCAAAAGACTTACCGATAAGGCCAACTATACCTTCACCCGCAGCAGCTATACCAGCTTCTATAGCAGTGTCTCTGGCTATTTCTGCCGCAGATTGCCTTGATATACCCATAGCGGCTTCAATGCCTTCTTCAAGCAAATTACCACCGCCACCCCCTACTGCGGCACCAATTACAGCACCCAAAATTGGAATAGGTATTACAGCTTGACCACCAATCGCACCTGCGATTGCACCCCCGACTTCAGGTCCCATGCCTGCTAAATCCGCTAGATCAGCGCGACTAAAGCCTGATTCATCAATCAGAACATTCTTGTCTGTTTCTACACCAAACTTCGCTGCACCAGATGGCGTCAAAGCAAGACGACCACGATTGTCTCTTATGTAATCTTCTGGCTTTAATCCCTTCATTGCAAGAGCAGCTTCTTCTTCTTCCGCATCATCAGCTAAACTCAAGGCACGGCGCAGTCCAAGGTCTTGAATACCTGTTTCAACGTCAAACTGAGGATCAAAACCAGCTTCTCTTTTACGCTGTTCTCTTTGACGCTGGGGAACTTGTTGAGATAAAACCCTGTTTATTTTTAAACGCTCTGATACAGTTGGTTGCTCTCCAGAAATTTGAAAAGTTATTGGTCCTGCACTTGTATCTAAAGTTATGGTTCCCATTACTTTCTATCTCTCACATCGTAAATTTGTTGACCATCTACTGCTTGAGGCATGATGGTATAACCACCAATCGACTTTGATAAACTTTCGTTTAAAGCCTCCAGAGCCTCTCTGTGCAAATAATTATCCTCTTGCCCAAAGGTTAAGTAATTTTTAGGACTTGCCATGTCTGTAATTAGTGGATCTAAAACATCTAAAGAATCAGTAAAAAGAATTTCTAATTCGGCAAGTGCGCCCCTTGCATTGTTAATATTCTCAAATAATCCCAATTTTCCTGAAGCAGCATTTAAAGCTTCAAAATCTACATTAGAAATACCATTCCCTGTTTCTTGAGACATAAATCTTTTAAATCTTAACAACAGAGCTTTGCGTATGGTGTCAGTGCTTGTTTCAAGAGACATTCCTCTAAATTCTTCTGGAAGCTCCCCACTTTCCACTAAGCGGTCTATGTCAGTAAAAAATGCATCAGCATCTCCTATTCCCATAGAAGACAAAACTCCTTTTGCTCTGTCAAGAAATCTATCTGCCGCAATGCCACCGGGATTATTTTTTGCTTCTTCCATCAAACCAAGAATACTTCTCATTTGATTGATACTGTTTAGCCCATCCATTGTTCTATTATATGCTTGAGCAACTTTTTTTGCATCACCTGTAGCGTCTACATATATTGGTCTTCCAGTGGTCGGACTTAGACCTTTTCTTATCTCTAATGTTTTACCTCCTATTTCTATTTTTGAATTATAAATAGATTCAGGCATTTTAAATTCTTTTCCCTCTAATTTAGCCTCTTCTGTTTTTTCTATTATTTTATTTAAAGTTTTTAAATTTTCTAATTCTATTGCCCTTCTATGAGCTAAATTAGATGCGGCAACAGCGGCTGAAGCGTCTTCGTCAGCTTTAATTTGTTGCAGTGCATATTTACCAGCAGCAAGTTTTGCAGCAGAAGCTCTTTCTTCAGCTTTTTCCAAAGCAGGCATTGCAGCCTGCCCAGCTTCACCAACAGATGCAAGCATTTTCCCAACGTTAAATCCACGTCCAGCTTTGTTTTGCATAAGTGCCAAGCCAAACGCCATAAGAGCTTTGCTTTTATCAACTTTGCCGCTTGCGTCTATACCTGTGGCCTCTTCAAACTCTTTTTTATAACGAGCTAAAGCATCCTCACGAGATTCACCTTTGGGTGGTGTATCTCCTCTTGCTTCTTCTACATCTTGAAGCGCAGCAACAAAGGCTTTGTCAAGAGCAGTCGTTCCTATTTTACCAGCCATTTGCGCTTCTCTTGCGCGAAATGCTTCGGCAGACATTTGTTCGGTTTTTGACTTAACTGTAGGATCTGATATTGTCGGTTTTGATTCAACAGCCGCTTTAGCATCTGCATCCATCTTTCTCGACACAGGACCAAGCGCAGCAAGGTCTTTCGCAATGTCATCCATTTGAAATTCAACATCACCAAATTGCTCAGATGCAGCCTTGGGATCAATTTCTGAAGGCATGGCAATATCGCCAAATTCGCCAAGAAAAAATGGGTCTTTTTGTTTTGCTGCTTCTGCTTCACGCATTGCCTTTTCTTCAAACAAAAACATAGGCAAAGCGTCTTGGGCTGCGGTTTTACTGCCCTCAGAATAACCCTCCAAAAGCAAAGGTAATGCACGGCGATATGCTTCATCAGAAAACATTTCCAACGTAGCTGCATCTTTACTAAACGGACCACCAAGAAACGCCCCTAAGTTACCAGCCAAGTCGGTAACACCACCCATGATTCCATATCCAGCAGCAGAACCTGCGCCAAACAAGCGATCTACAAGATTTTCTCCAAACCCCGTTACTTGACCTGTTGAGCGTTCAGCCTCACGCCGTGCAGCAGCAATGCGTTCATCTAAGGATAGTGGACCAGAAGTATCAGTCATTTAATTTTCCTATCAACTTTGTTGGCTCAAGCCCTGAAGACCCGCATAAGCTCCAATGCCAGACAAGAATGGATTTGGCGCTGACGATGGTTGTTGCGTAAATTGACCATACATAGATGCAGATGGCGATCCAGTTAAGAACGTCTGACCATAGCTATATGGCGCAAGTGCTTGCTGTGTTTTCAACAATTCGTTCTGGCGCAAGAAGTCTTCGTACTGCTGTCCGTACTGACGCTGCTTGCCACCAAGCTCATACATAAAGCCAAGATCGGCAGGTTGCATGCCTGCATATACACGACCAATATCAGCAGATGTTCCAGCCAATGCACCGTATGCTTTACCAATATCAGCCTTCGCTCCACCAAGCGCACCAGTTGTTTGTCCCAAGCCACCCATTAAGCGACCAGCCTCTAAGCTGCGCTTCATTTCGTCTTCCCGCGCTTTTACTTGTGCGTCAGCCGCCGATAGACCCATGCTGCGATACATGTCAGCAGCTTTTGCGAGCCTTTGTTGCTGTGCTTCAAACGAAGATGCCTCTGTTGCCAATTGAGTTTTGCTAATATCAGCAAGGGCTTGACCACCAGCCAACTGACGCCTTGATGCATCTTCAAATGCTTGTTGTCTTGCTTTTTCTTCAGCCCCAGCAACAGCAGTTTCTAATTGTGCACCCGCTAGGCCGCGCTGTGCTGCATCTTCGTATGCTTTTTGCTCAATGGTTGTACCACGAGCGCCTAACTCTCCTGTTAGGCCAGAGGCTTGCAGCGCACGTTTGCGAGACGCTTCGTCTGTCGCAATCGCATTTGCAATAGCCTTGTCGTAGCCTTGAGACATCAAGTTCGCTACGGTTGATTGCTTTGCTTCTTCAATAGCGCGCTCTGTTTCAGCAGCTTGAACACCCGCACGGGACCCACCAAATGCCCCTGCGCCAATAGCTTTAGCGGCACCTGCCTGACGCCGCTGTGCGCCTTCACGCTCAATACGTTTTAGAGCGGCATCAACGACCTGCTCTTTATACGGGTCCATG